GAATTAACCCTCTTTTTCAAATAACATCACTGTTATAAGTCCCAATTTTATTTAGGATCACTAGAGCTATATCGGCCTGTCTTTGTTCCTAGTTGGTGAAACTGTCCATGCAATCGGCCATCTCGCTTCCAAATCTTATGAGGTAAAGGTTCAATGTAGGTACTTAACAGCTTCTTTTTGTCTCGGTATTTCAGCAACAGTCCAACATCTTCAGATTCATCTGCCAGAGCCTTTATGACTTCCTTTTTTACAGATCTTTTACCGGATATATCTGTAAGTCCTTTAACATCAAACAAGAAATGAGCAAGCTGTGCCGGACTATTTAAGTTTGTATCTCCGAATACTTCCTTCAATTTCATATCCATATCAGCCAATTCTTTTGTTAGTTGTTTTTTGTATTCCTCTGCAAAGTGTAAATCAACCTCCCAGCCATTCTTTTCCATATCAAAAGATACATAGATAAGAGGATTCTCAATGTCATAATAAATGTGTTTCAACTTTGGTAATCGTTCAAACTGTGAATCTAGCCATTTATAAAACTTGTAGCAGAGGTGAGTATCTTTGCAGGCGTAAACAGAACCAATGTCTAATGGAGTTTCCTCGAATCCACCTGCTCCAAAAAGTTCTTCATATGTCATAGACTTGTCCTCAAAACCAAAATACTTCCCATATTTTGTTGCCAGATTCTTCAGGGCAAAGGATTGTTCATTTTCGTTTAAGATTTTCATGGCTTCCTGTGTGTCCATCTTCAAACCTTTCACAAAAATTCCTTCCTTATAAAACATGTGAAAATCAAACTTTGCATTGTGAAGTACCTTACCTAACAATTCATTCTCTAAGAAGGGCTTTAACTCTGAGAAAACATATTTTGCAGGTAGCTGTTTCTCCTTAACAACATGCCGTAGAGGAATATAACAGTGATAGTCTGCATTAGGAAGTGTCATAGATAGACCTACAATATAATCTTTATCATAGTTTAAGCCAGTAGTTTCAGTATCTAGGCCAATGACTGTTTCACTTTTTAGTAACTCTAGTACCTTGTTAAATTCTTCAAACTGTAGAATCAGGTGGTAATTGTCAGGCTTCTCTGCTATCATCTTTGCTATAATCTGTTTTTTTCGCTGTTCTATAAGTTGTTTATATAAGGCTAAAGCGTGAGACTTACTAAACTTCTTTAAGCTTTCAACACCAGTACCTATCTCCTCTTGATCTATTGCAAGCTTTACTACTTCCAACCTTTTTTTATCCAGTGCTGACAACTTAGTTTGAAATATTCCCTTCTTTTTGCCATAGCCGGTGTACCAAACTTCCTCCCAAGTTGGTTGATACATAGCTTGTTTCTTCTTTTCTCTAGCTTTTTTAACTCTGCTGTTAGCTAACTTATCTTTTGCCTTACTTTCATATTCTGGATTACTTAAATTTAATTTCATACCTATATAAAAAGAAGGAAGAACTTTAATATTCAGTCCTTCCTTCTTTCCTTCACCTCCTTCTAAGCTAATGTAATATTTCCTTCAACTTCGGTATCTGTTTCAGCTCTTAAAATCAAATCCTGCACTAGCAAGTCCAATACTTCTTCACCGACAAACTCATATTTCAGCACTACTACGAAGAAATCTGCTAGAAAATTCTTATCCTTAATTTCAGAGGGTAACAGTCCCAAATTTATAAGCTCTTTATATATCTTGTTTACTGCTTTGTGATTGTGAAATCCGTAGAAATACTCATACTCGAAGAACTCAGTTAAATTAGTTATTGCTTCCAAACTTGTGCAACCATATACTTTATCTGCTTCTGGAAGTGCCTTAACAAGATCCCCTTTCTCAAGTGAAGTAATCCCTTTCCCTTTTACTTCCACAAACTTGTCAAAGCGAGCAGAATCAACTGCATATTCCTCACCTATTTCTGATGAATCTTCATGATCTAAAATCCTTATTTTCACATCATGCCCCCCACCATCTTTAACAGGAAAAATCTCTATAATTTCAGCTTTTCTGGTTCTGCTATCTGAATAATTATAAACATCTGCTCTCTCTGTACCTTCAATAAAATCACCAACTTTAAATCCATTATTTGTTTTTAAGGCATTTTCAGTATCAACAAGTGCAAGATCTATGGCTTTTACGTTGTCATAAATATTTCCAATTTCAGCAGGACTATCATGATCCAGAATTTGTAACCTTAGCAATTGCTCTTTATTATCTTCGTCATAATAAACATCTAATATTTCAGCTTTCCTCATTCTAGTATCTGTAAAAGCATAGTCATCAGTTATTCCTTTAACAATGTCTCCAATTTTAAAACCTTTATTTATCTTCTCAAAGTCCGCAGCTTCTACGCTAAAAGTTTGTCCGATTCCTGCTTCATCTTCATGTTCCAAAATCTGAACCTTTACTGTTTTTCTATCATTAGAAATCCAAGTTACTAAACCCTTTGTCATTTTAGTATTAGTTACTCCATAATCATCATTCAACACTCTGACAACATCACCAACATTAAATTTCTTACTCATTTACACATTTCTCCTTTTCCCTTTTTAAATTTGTGAAGGTTATTCGCTTTCTTGCCCTTCCATTAATACATGTTGTCTGCGGTTCATGTTTGTGACGAGGTAATTATTTCCATTTGCCAACTTTTTTGATCTTCTTTGCAGTGCTATTCTGTTGAGCAATCTGTTTCTTTAATTTGTCATAGGCTTCTATATCAATTCCAATATCTTCCAAGCTGTTCTCTATCTTCTTAAACCTCAATGAAATGTCTATAATGATAAGAATAAGAGCCAAACTCTGACAAACTTCTGCTATCACATACATAATTTCAAATAAACTCATTTCTTTTTCCTCTCTTTCTGTGGATTGTAGTAACTTTGTCTATATTTCTGAGGAGTAAAGCTGTCCCATTCCTCCTCAGTAGTTATCCGCTTCATGGCTGTTTTAAAATATTCATGATAAGGCTGTAGCTGTTTATAGAATAATTTTATAAGAAATGTAGCTCCTGAATATCTTTTAAAATGACTGTGAAAATCATATGGAAAATCCTTTCGCACAACAATATAATCTCTACAGCTATGAAGAATTTTAAAATTGCTGTCCTCCCATAGTACCTTTGCTTTCGACATCTAGTTCCCCCAATACGTCTTTTATAATGTTTCTAAAATCTGCAAAATGAATCTGCAAGCTCTCTTAACCGCCAACCAATTATTAGAACTTTTTAACCAATCAATCTTCATGTACTTTCCTCCTCAAACTTTGTATTAGAACTTCTGCATGTAAACCTTGTAAAAGCTGTCTTAATTTTGTATTTTCCTTTTCAAGTTTCATATTTTTAATTCTTAAATCAGTATTTTCATCTAGCAATTGAATTATAAAATCTTCATCAAGCATTTGTACTTCCGATACCTCCTCCTCTCACAATGTCGCTGTTACAGTTATCAGCTTCTAGGAATTTTACAAATATTCCCTGAGCAACTCGTTCACCTGCTTGTATCTTCACTGTGTTTGCTATTTGTAAATCCTCTATTTCAGGAATCCAAAAAGTTTCTGTCCCAATTCTAAGAGGTTTAGTTCCTAAAATTTTAAAGGCAGGTTTCAAATTCCTTAAAGCTATAAGGATATTTCCGCCATTATCTGGATTGTCATAAAAATCGCTGTCAATAATTCCCAAAGTATTGCTTATCATAAGATCTTTTTTAATTCCCAAGGAACTTCTAATGTCAATAATTAACATTTCATCTGGTTGCATAAAGGCTTTTACGTCAGTCTTGAATGTTACAGTTTCTTGCGGAGGAATTATAAGATTTTTTGTAGCTACAAAATCATAACCTGCCGAGTTCTTTGTTCCTCGTATTGGTAGGCAAACAGAAACATCATCCAATGTTCTAAACTTTTTATCTACAAGCTCAAATCTTCTATTCATTATTTTTCCTCCTCTAACTTTTTAATCAGTTTGTACAGCACAGCTCTTATAGCCGGATTATAAATATCAGTTAAAACTGTTCCTTGCTGTAGAATCTTCATTCCTCCATAACCATAAAGAACTGAAAAACCATCATCTAAATTGACTACTTTCATCTCTGAAATATCCACTGGCTCTGGTTCTGATTCTTCCTTTTTGGGTAACCAATTATTGCCACCGCCACAGCTATCGCAAGGATCTTCATTAATACCTTTATCCATAAATTGGCAAGTACCACATCTTATTTTTGTATCAGATTGCCAATTTTTATAAGTAGTACAACTAGCACAAGGTTCTTCCGAAATTTCTCTATCTCGAAAAATACAATTAACACAAAGTTTCACTTCTTCTTCTTCTTCTGCTTCCCAGTGATTACCAGCTCCACAATCGCAACATGGAAACTCCGCAGGACTAAGTTCTTTAAATTTGCAACAGCCACAATTTCTCACCTTTATCAACCTCCTCAATCTTTATGTAGGTAGGTTTTTAAGATTGTGACGGCAAAAAAGTCTATCACAGATCAAAAAAAGAGAGGAAACAATTAAGTTTCCTCATAAAATTCATTAAAATCATGTTCTAACTTCAACACATTCATAGTCTGTTCTATCAGTTCATGATCATTTTTAGACAAGAATGGATATTCAACAGTTCTTGTTCTATCATATTTACTTTTTCTTTTAACTAGCAATAATACCGACTGAGCCAGTTTACTTATTATTTTTTCCGAATAGTCAATACCATAAACTTGTTTGAACATTTCCCTATCCATATAACTTATCCGATTTAATAACCAGAATGGACATTTTACATCTAAGTAAAACCCATCTACAAGGTAAGCAATTTGCTCCATCTTCTGGGGAAAAGTCCCATTTGTGTTGACTATAATCAATCCTGAGAATATCCGTCTTACCTTTAATAAAAAATCCTCAATCTGTTCTACATCATAAACTAAAAACTCACCACCTGAAAATATCACACAGTCTACGAAGTCCTTCCCCTCCTCTATCTGCTGTAATATTTCATCTTCTTTTGCATAATCCTTTGGAGGTACTTCTGTATTCAAATCTTTGTAGACATGACATTTATAACATTTGAGATTACAGCCAAAGGTAAAAAACATAAGAGAACATTTACCTTTGACATCTGTATAGGTAGTAATTGAGTTCTTAGCAAAATAAATACTCATTTTTATTTACCTTCTGTATTTGTAGCTTCATCTTCCAGAACCTCCTTAAAAGTCTTTTCGGTGAACCTTTCTCTTTCTGCCCAGTCTAGTCTACGAGCTTTAGACCAGAAATTATAATCTCCTTCATATATTCCTCTATCATCTTTCTTCAGGCTTTTCCTTGAAATGGCCTTTACATATCCGATAACTCTGCTGTACGTTGCTATATCGTCACTTCCGCAAGTACACTTGTCTATTTTCACACCGTCTGTAGCAATGTACCTTTTACCACAGTTTTGACATACAGCAAGTGTTGTTGTGATAGTTATATAGTTTATAGGTTTCTGGAATATCTTGTCAATGTATTTTGCAAGTTCTTCAGGTTCAAGCTTCACTTCTACAAAATGGTGCAAGATAGAGCCACTTGTAGCATAGCCTTGAAACTGAGAAGCGTTTTCTAACTGTTCTATGAAATTTTCCTCGCTAAAAGGTAACATACAACCTGCTGTTAAGAATACTTCATCTCCTGAACCTTGAGTATAAACGTCTTTTCCTATTTCCTTGCCGAACTTCACATCATCTCTAGCCATTTTGATACCTGCATTTTCCGACATTCTGTTACTTTTATGACTTGAAGATATTAATTTCTGTTTGCATTTAATATATTTTGTTGGTGAGTTACTATCCTTAGATTCTGCTTTCTGTTATCTAAACCATTCCAATTTATGTGGTCTATAACTAGCTCACCCTCATAATTCATTACAAGTCTGTGCATAATTAAATTGTGTCCATTTTTTTGTCCTGTCTTACTGTAAACATAATTTGTTTTATATCCTTTGTGTAAAAACCACTTGTAAGGTTTAAGCCTGTCAACATCTTCTAAGTCTATAAGACCTCTACCAGTTTCCTTTCCCTGACTATCTCGTAAAATTACCTCTGCATAATCATCATGTAATACCCAGTCATTAGGTTCAAAAGATGTTTTAAAAACTTTTCCATGTCGATATATTTGTAAATAATGACGTCTACAGTAATATTTTCCTTTTGATTTAATTATACGTGTATCTTTTTCTGTTTTATTGCAAACACAACATTTCTTTTCTTCCATAATATCAGCTCCTTTAAAAACTAATATCTTCAAGCGAGTAAGGTTCTTCTTTAAGTGGTCTGGTTACCTCTGACCCTACTTCTCTCTGTTTCCAAAGATGTTCAGACTATCGTACCTCCATATAATTTTCAGAATGGAGTTCCTATGTTTAGTCGTTCAGGCTGTATTTAAACTTGCCCCCTGTTCGCTTATACATTTCTGTACTTAGCCCCCAAGTCAATTAATAGGAATTTCCTTTTAGTAGATTATCTGATTTATTCTACTAAGCTCCCTCTCATTTGAGGAGCGTATTCAATACCACAAGCTACCTTGTCCCTCTTTATGAAGTAATTGACTTTGTCTGTCATGAACTGCATAATTTTGTGAGCAAGTGCTTGTCCTTCCTTGTTCTTCATTCCACCTTCAAAGCCAGCGTTAATCAATCCCTCATTCATACCAGTTAAGGCAAATACATTAAAATAGTTCTTCAAGCTGACATTATATGCAAAAAATGTCGGATATAATTCTCTGTTGTTCTCAATCCATTGCCTTTTAGCTTGATGTCCTTCTTCCATAACTTCCATACAATGATCTATCTTTTCAAATAATTCAGGAGTATTTCCAAACTCAATTAACAATCTATTTATATCTAAATTAATGACCTGCACAGCACCTGTAGAACCTGTAGAGCTTCCAAAAATTCCTCCACCAATATCTTTTAATAAGTTCAAATCAATTGTTAATCGGCAATTATGTGTTAATACACCATTAGGTAACATAAAAAACGGATCATCTCCATTTAACACTTCAAAGCAATAAGCGTAAGAATTATTTTGTTTTTTATATCTTTTAATACTTTTTATTTTAAACCAGAAGAAATCATCATCTAATTTATAAACGTCTTTGTATTGTGTTTTTAAATCATCTGGTGAATAAAATCTAACAGTATAACAAGTATTATCTCCTAGTCTGCCTTCTCTGTTATCTTCTGATATTCTAGCAGGTATTCCTAGAGAAGCACCTAAAGTTATTAAAGAAGTTACTAATTTTTTTGAGGAAGTATATATTCTATTGCTGGTTATATTTCCATCTGTCAATAATAATCCATCTATAATTCCCCTTCTAAACTCTACAGACATATTAATGGCTTTTAAATTTAATTCTTTTGTTAATGCTGAATCACCTATTACAAAATCTTTTATTAATCCAACAAAATATCTTGAATGAATATATAGGTTAATACAGGATTGCTCACCAGAAATACTGGAAGTTAAATTACCTCTAGTAGAATATCCTCCATAAGATTTAGTTATATCTTCAAGCCAGTTAAGCAGTTCTTTTTTACTGGTTTCATTTAAAGAAAAAGTAACAGTATTTTCATCTCCGAATGAGCCATCTCCTAAAAAAGCACCAATAATTTTACCTTCTTCATATGATAGCCCATAACCTTCTAATATTTTTCTGGAAAAAGGTAGATAATCATTCGTAGTTAATTCACTTGTAGGCTTTTCATCTGAATTAAGTGTTTTGTTTAAATGATTTAAAGTTGTCTTAAATTTTAATCCATTTACTAATGTAATTTCAGCGTACTCTTGTGCTAAAACTTTATTTATATTTGCTTCAACAACTTTTCCATTACTTATTATTTTTATATTTTTACCTTTTAACCTTCTGTAGACTTCCTGTATAGGTGCTGTAATAAATTTTCTTAATTTATCTGAATAATATATAACTTCTTGTGTTCCGTCTAAAGGACAAAGACTTCTGGAAACGCTAGGATCTTTCGGATGTATGCAAGGATTCAACTTCCTATAATGTTCATTTTCAAAAGGTTTTGTCCTGAAATTCTCAAAATATACTCCGCCCCAGTTATACATTTTATCCAGAAGATACAAAAACATAGGATTATCAAAATGAAAATCATCTGTTATTGGAACTGTAATAAGTGGAAATGTAAATGGAGAATTGTCCGAGCCTTTCGCCATAACATCAATAATTGCCTTATTTACTCTATCAAAGTATGAAGCTGGAATATCCTTATACTGATAGTCTTGCCCTTCTCCACCTATAATCACATAGTCCTCTGCAATCTCCGGTGAAGCCTTACCAAACTCCAAAGTGATATTACTAAATGCTGACTGTGAGCCTGCTCTTAAAGGCATATTCAATTCCCAAATTAAAGACTGAATCTCCTCTCTTAAATCTTCATCTGTCCATTTCTTACCTAGTTCTTTTTCCTCATAATATAAGTAGGAAGCTGTAACTGTAGTCATTTGCGACAACATAACTGCTCCTGAAGCTTGCTGACTTATTAACACTACAGCATTAGAGAAATGTCGAAGTAATTTTTTCAATCGTTTTGTCGGTGCAGAAGCAAGCATATTCTTTGCTATTGTCGGTATTCCTGCTGTTGCTACATCTTTACAACCGAGGGACACACAATATGGAGCTAACTTCTTATCATGTGGATAAATGTAACCCTGCTCATATAATCTCCTCAATTCTGGTGAAAAGATTTTATTCATGAGGTAATTTTCTTCCTCGTTATTACCGATATTGTGCCTGAGTAGTGCTACCGAATACACAAAATTGCTGTTTTCCCTCTTTAAATAATCTGCTTTCTTATCATCACTATTGCTAGTAAACTTTTCAATAATTTCTTGTGAATCTTTAAACTGTGTCATGTTTTCCTCCTATAGAATAAAATTTTCCTTCTCTCCCCAAATACACCGGAGAAAGAAGGTAACAATATAAGTAAGCTGAAACTACAAGTTATAGCCCTATACCATTTTCTGCTAAAATTTCTTTTATTTTCTCAAAATCTTTTTCCATGCTCAATTGAATCAATAACGTATCTCGCTGTTTATCTATGGCTAAAATTTCATCATCAAACTTTTTAGTAATCTCAGAAGTATCAATCTTTGGATCAATTTCATTCTCAAGTTTAGAAGCGATAAGCTCTCTTATTTCGTATGCAAAGTGTATTGAATCCTTATATTTGTCTTTAACTTCTTTCAATTTGCTGATAAAAGCTGTATATTCTGGCTTCAATTCCTGAGCAACTTCATCTACCACCTTTTTCCTTTGTTCGGTATGATATTTACCTCTAGCTTCATCTTTAGCAATTCTTGTATTCTTTATTTTTTCATCAAATTTCTTATTGATATAAGCTTTCAATTCTCTTGAAAGTGCCATTTAAAATTCCCCCAATCTTTTATTATCTTTTATCTCCTGCAACAACTCATTAAACCAAGTGACATTTTCATTCAATGTAAACATTCGCCCATTTTGAAAGGCCAAAGTTCCTAAATCATGTGAAATTCCATCTGTATCATAAATAATGCTGGAAATTTCATCTTCATAATTCTCTTTTGTTTCCTTAATAAACTCCTCAACAGTCATTTTTTCAATACCTTTCATTACGATATCACCCCTCTGTACTGCAAAACTCCCATGACATTTCTAACCTTGTTTTTATCAATACCTGTATAATAGGCTATCGACCTGTAAGACTTTCCCTGCTTCAATAGAAACTTTGCTACAATAAATTCCTCTGGCTTGATATGCTTATTCAATACACCTGTTACTCGACTAAAACTATTACCTCTAAGCACATTCCTAACATCCATGTACTTAAACCCATACCTGTCTGCAATCTCCCTCTTTGAAGCCCCTGCGTTGTCTAGGACTTTAATCCAGAGAGCTTCTCTTTCGTTTACCTTTTTGTATATACGCAACTTTATCAACCTCCTCATTCTTTATGTAGGTGGCTTCTACAGAATGTGACAAAAAAGTGCTATCGCAGATCAAAAAAAGTGCTATCGCAGATCAAAAAAAAAGAGGAACAATTAAGCTCCTCTTTACTCCAGTAATCCCTTCTGAATCATGTATGAAATTCCCACAGCGACAGCGTCTGATACATCGTCTGTCTCAAATTCATAATTCTTTTGTGCAGGTACTAAATGTTCCCTTACACCATCTGCTACATCATCTTTACTCGCCTTTCCATCACCTGCTACAAGTCTTTTGACTGTTGTTGGAGGAATCTCCTCTATGTCTGTTATTCCAGCACTTTCATATACAACTAAATCTGATATTCCTACAACTCTAAAAAGAATCTGTGTAGTAGTAGGATAATGGCTAAATCCCTTTTCCCTCACTACAGCGTCCACATCTGGATAATCTTTTAAAATTTTTGCTATATCGTCAGCTATTCGCTTCAAACGAATTGCTCTAGGAACTTTGCTACCTCCTCTAATTTTATTGTTGGTAAAACGAGTTTCTCTGATTAGTGCTTTGCCTTTTACTACATCTATAATTGCATATGCTGGCAAGTTTAATGACAAATCCATAGCTAGTATTCTCTTTATTGTAATTTCCTTCTATCCCCCTAATCTTTAAAAATATAAGCAATCATTTTTACTACTACTATTACAAAAGTTATTAATCCACCAACTAATATAAAAGTACCTGCGACTGCAAAACAAAATAGAAAAATTTGTGCTATAAAACTTAACATTACTCTTTTTCTTCTTTTTTAAATGATATATTGTTAGAACCTTTTATCGTACCAATAGCATAATTAAAAAGGATAACGATAGCTAAAGCAGGTATATAAGTTATAACTATCCCAAACAATCCTAAAACTACTATCAAACTTAAAGGTACAACTCCAAAAACAAATAGTAATCCGGCAATTATTGCTCCAATTTCAGCCCCCATTATTAAATTACCTCCCTTTCTATCTTCTCTTTTTTGCATTTATACTGGTATGGACAGAAAATACATTTCTCTACTTCCATTTCTGGTATTTCTTTGTCTTGTACATCTTTTGCCACTTCTGCAAACTTATCCAGAAGCTCTCTTTTTTCCTTATCTGTTACATAATGATAAAAAGTTCTTATATCTGTCCTAGCTTCTTCTCCTTTCATCCATTGATCCTTTGCTACAGCTTCATACATGAGAACAAATTCATCCATTCCAAATAACAGGGAATATGCTGTACATTGTTGAATATGATAAGGTGCAGGTGCTTTCATTTTAAATGTTCCTACCTGAGCTACGCTGTTTGATTTTGTCTTGAACTCGAATCCTACAGTGCTTTTATCTTTATACTGAAGTATTCCGTCCATCATTCCTAAGATTGCAAACTTAACTCCATTGTGTTCAAAAATCTTAGCCACCTTAATGTTTTCTTCCCATGCAGGTAATCCATTCTCCAAGAATTTCACTGTAAAAGCCGGATTCTTCATTTCTTTTGTCATATACAATAAATCTCGTTGTACAGCTTCATGCACCGCCGTACTATTCCTTGTCCACCTTCTCTGATATGGAAATTTCTCGTCCTTTGTTTTCTCTTTAAGTGCTTTGTAAAACAATTCCCTTTTACATTTACTTGCTCCTGAAGGGCTGTATATCAACATATCTGTAGGACGTTTCTTTATTCCTGTAGCTCCGGCAAGCTGTAATTCTTTTTGTTTTAACAGCACCTCCTCTATTGCTGTCTTTTGCCACGTATCTTTACTGTGCCACTCATTAAATTGATCGAGCAGAGCGTTTGCCAATTCGTGACCTCTGCTATATCGTGGTTCTACATCTAGTGTTACTTTCTTTACAAGTCCCAAGTTTACTCCTCCTCTCTAATTATTTATGTTGGCATAATTTACAAAATGTGACAGGATTCTATCATATTTCCAATGTGACAAAAGAGGACATATTTCAGTCCTCTCAAGTTTAAAATGTTTTTTCAGGTGAATCGGCTTCTTTGTCTGTTTTTGTTTCCTTGTCAGTGTCCTCTGGTTCTTCATGCACAAAGTCAGGGAAATATTTATCCATTGGAAAACCTGCGGAGTACAGTAGTTCTAACATTAATTTTTCAGGCTTAGGAATTAATACACTTTCAAATAAATTTAAGCTTACTTCCTTATCATCAAAGGCATGAAACTTTTCTACTAAGTCACCCTTCAATTTAAGAATAGGATTGAGTTTGTAACTTGTATCCTTACCTGATCCAGTCCTCTTAAAAGTGAAAGCAACTTCTCCTAAAGCGTCTGAATAATCTTCTATCTGTGACAGCACATCTTTTGCCTGACTTCTGGAACACTCCCAAAACTTTATTTCTCCTGTTTCAATATCACCGAAAGCAAATATATACCTTCTTTTCGGGTACAGTGCATCAAACCCATCTTCTCCTGACTTAGAAGCTATGCAGAGTGGACAATCCTTTCCTTCAGGTGCTATGCAAGGTTGTGGATATATCTTATGTGCAAAACTGTTATGAGCTTTGTACTCGACATAATCCTGATTACTCAACACTCTTACTTTTATTCCTTCTCCTGCTTTTAATCTGATGTACAATTTACTAATGTCTGAGCTATCCATAAAATTTACTTCTGAACCTTTTTTTGTTATTAAACTCATTTTTATCATTTCTCCTTTTTCCATTTTTTATTTAAAATCACTGTCAAGAAACAGTGTATTTTACACATATACACAGTTTTGAGCTAAAAAATTTTTAAGTCTGTCTCTAACTCTTTGAACCTTTTTCCTTTCAGTCGATTCATACTTACCATAAAAATCTGACAAAGCCTTATTTCTGGCTTTACTTCCTTTAACACTCCACAATATGTCAATTACCTTACCTTCTTTATCCTGCTGAATAAATTGATTTACTAGCATTTCTACGTCAGTATTTTCAGGTTCTATCAGGTCATATTCACTTTTTTCATATAGTTCCTCAAAGCTATAAGGAAGTTTAGTTTTGTCAAATCGTTTTTGAGCTAAATTAAAATCAGTAACACATTTCATCTGCTTCTTTGCAAAAGTGATAACTCTTGCCATGAAATCTCCTCTATTGATGTCAAAACCTTCTAATGCTTCCCATACAGCCTGTCCAATCACAGAAAGGTAATCAGCATTGTCAAAGGTAAAGTTATTAAGATTATTTTGAAAAAAGTAATTCTTTAAGATTTTGCTGAAGTTAGGTTCAATGGCTTTGTATAGTTCATTAAACTCCATCTCTCCTCCCTTCTGAGCTTTTACAGCTAACTGATTAATGATGATATTTTTATTCATTTTTAATTTCCTCCTCGATTTCTCTCTATTTGATATGTAGAGAGAATTATTATTTTGTGACTTCTGAATTTATAGATTTTTAGATTTACAGTTTTCTGCTAACGAAAGGGTAAAAAGGAAGCATAACATTACATCGTGCTTCTCTAGTTTCTGTAATTTCATTTTAGCATATTTCTGCTTATAAGGCAAGAGTATTTTATTGTGGATTTTAATAGTCACTAAAGTTTTTTCAAACATTATTTAAAAGGTTTTAGCTTAATTAAATTTTTTAGAGAACTAATAACCTGCTCTCTTGTCATTTCATTTACATCTTTTTTGTTTTCAAAGAACGGAAAATCATAAACTTTGAAATATGGTAGAAAAGTGTCTTTTAATACTTCCCGAAGTCTATTACCTACTTTGTCATTATCACTGGCAATAACAAGTTCCTCAATACCAGTAGAGAGCAATAACATCTCTTGTCGATCTGATAAACTGCTTCCTCCTAATGCTATAGCAGGTTGTCCGACTGTCCAGAATGTAAGAGCGTCTGTTTCACTTTCGCAGATACAGACTCTTTTTGAATTACTTTGCAGACATTGATACAGCCCATAAAGATAGTAATGAATTTCTTGACCTTCTTTTTCATAGTAGAAGGTCTTATCCTTAATTAAACGATATTTAACATTAATGATTCTGCCCTGCTTGTCCATCCAAGGCATAGCAACAGCTTCATCTTTAACATCATATCCTATATTAAAAAGTTTCTGCACTTCTTTTGAAATTCCTCTTTTATCCATGTAATTTATTGTAGATTTGTATAAATATGATAGTTCATTCAATGTAAAAAATTTCAGTGGTGCAGGTTCAAGCTGTAGATTCAGTTTGAGTTTTAACTTGTCAGAATCAGCTATTCCTGCTTCGTACCTTTCAATTAAATCTTCCTCGGCTTCATCATAATCAACATGTTTCAGCAGAGCCAGAAGTTTAATGAAGTTTCCTTTGTGCAAATCCTCTGTAATGCTTCCACTATCTACCCATGTCCCATTATCCAAATTAACCGCAAAGGACGGGTGTGTTTCCTGTCTAAAAGGAGAGCAAGCCTGAAACTTGTTCCCCTTTATAACACCCTTAAACCATTGAAATTCCTTGAGTTCTTCTAATATGTCTACATCAATTTCTCTGTCTTTTATTTTTAACTTAGAAATAGTCACAATCAGTCACCTCTTGAATAAAACCTAAGTTAAAATCGGCATGTAATTCAATTTCTCCACCGACATAAGGTGTTCGGGCTTTTGCTAGTTTTAATTTACCAACACCTTGCCATTGATCGAATGTAATCACAATAGAAGGATCTTGTATTAATGCAACTGTTTCCGAATATTGATGAATTTCAGGTGGCTTGACAATTCTTGTTCCTGTAGCTTCATCTTTTTCCTGATTCTCTTTCTCCGCAGATGTAGGTGTTTGAGATACTACAAGTCCTACAACTTTATACTTTCCAAACATTTGTCTAAGCCTACGAGATGTATTGCTCATTTTATCTCTGTTAGAACTTCCAGAACTGCCCTTATGTGCAATTAAATTAAAGCCGTCTATAATTACCATCTGCACATTTTTATTGGCCTGTAAATCGGCTTCTATAACGTCTAGTGACAATCCCTTCGGTAAATCTCCCATAGTTTTGATGATATAAGGCGTTTTTACAGTTCCATTAAATTTATCCAGATATTTCATGTACTGTTCCTCATTTTGAAGCTCGCCTGACTTTAACTCGGTATTGTTAAAATGTCCGTTTAAGGTGTCAAGCCTGTCTACTTGCTGTCCTTTACTTAGCTCTGGCGAATAATGAAGAACACCGAATCCAGAATTCCAAGCATAAATACCAAATTGAGAAGCTATCCAGCTTTTGCCCCTATTTGTGTAAGCATTTAACAGGACATAATCTCCTAATTCGCTTCCACCACCTAACCATTTTGTAAGTGTTGGATATGGTGTAGGAATGTAAGTCTTGTCCTTATTGTCCTTCCTTTCCAGATAGTATTTCTTTCTTTCTTCACCATTCGTAGCATAGTTTGTGCCAGTTCCTACATCTGCTGAAACTGTGGCCTGAATTTTTAAGACTTCATCCACTAACCAGTTCACATAGTCAATACCCTTCATATCTTCAAACTTATCTCCTGCTTCTCCTTGTAATAACTTAAAAGCTGAGACTTTAGCTGTATTATTTTTTAATTCTTTTAGCAGGTATTTGAAACTGTCAGGTACTTCAGGTATATACTCAAATTCCGGACATTCTGCTACAACAGTATCATAGGGAGGGACTTCCTTATAACTATCTACATACGAGGTAATAAAATTGAAGGTGTCCTTTTGAGTAGGAAAATCGTCAGACGTTATATTAAACTTGTACAGCTGAGAAACAGCTTTTTCATCTAAAACCTTACTTAAAACTTTATTCTCGATTATTCCTATCGCCATAATCCGCCTGACCTCCTATCTGCACCTTTGATTAAAATTTGCTTACCACACATACCCTCAACTCTGCTCCTGATTCTCTCCCCTAAACATTCTTCAAGACCTTCGTATGTCTCATTTGACGTAAATATTGTTGCCAGTCCCTCTGTATCTCGGTAGTCAATAATCTCATACATTTCATTCTGAAAGGCTTCCGTAGCATTTCTCAAGGCTATATCGTCAAGAACTAATAACTCCACAATCTTCATATTGTTTTTGACTATAAAGTATTTATCTGAATTTTGATTCTGCACTATAGAAGAACCTCGGAACTGACTGTTATAGACATTTTGGAAACTTGACAATTTTATAAACAGCACCGGATTGACTTCTATTTTCTTTTCTCCTTTAAGGTGCTGAATTACTCGTGCTACCAGATACTCATTCAAAATTGTTATGGCCGTAGAAGTCTTGCCTGTACCTGTAGCTCCTACCAGATACATTCCTTGTCCTCTGCCTAACACAAAGTCAATTACATGCTCTATATAGGTAACAACTTTCTTATAAGACTTTGGATTGTCTTTCTCTATTTCCAAGTTGTCAAGGAAACAATTGCTGTAACGTTTAGGGACATTCCTTGTAGCCCAAAAGCCACCCTTGCCATCTGTGCTGTGCATAAAGACATACGGATAACAATAGTTGCTACATTTATCTGTTCCAAAGTTTTTACACCTTTTTCTTAATATGCAGTTTTCCATTGTCATACATTACAACTCCTCACATATATATTTGACCATATGTTTGAATCTTTCTTCTACATTTGGTATTAAGAATATTTTTCTTCTGTACCTAGGACAAAATACAAAATGATAATTAATTAAACTTACCGTTGTTTGTGTTCTTCTATATTTATTTTCCATAATTTTATTATAATACTATTTGTGTATGTAGTCAATAGTTTTATACACATCTTATTAAAATATTTTATATTGTTTATCTATATATATTATTGTGCTATCCATCCCACACCTGAAGGAGTGGGCTTTTCGCACTTCCTTGTAATCCTGCAATTTCTTAACTCTCTAGTCTTTTTAACACGGTCAATATCATTTATAAAAGGTATAGTTTCTATTGTTATCAGTTTCTCACTTTTAATCATTAGATTTACCCCCTAACTATTCACTATCTCCCTCATAAGTACCGCAGTAGTAACAAGTCCTACACCATCTTTTCTAGGTGTAACCATGGCCTTTTCTCTTACTTCCTTTGCTACATCTAAACCTACATCTATTACTACCGTTCCTTCCCTAACCATATTCGCAGTTATCAAGTTTTCCTTGCCTACCGCACTTACTAATACATCAGCTTGGAATGTTTCATACTTTAAATCCTTAGTTCTACTATTACATACTGTAACAGTGTAGCCCATGTCTTTTAACTCTTTGGCTATCTCCCACCCTATATTGCTGCCCACAACTACCGCTTTACCCCTTGGAGGTATTTTGTAGTATTCTAATATTTCTCTTACCGCTATAGCCGTGCAGGACTTGGAATTTATAAAACCGTCTATGTCTTTATCTAAATGGATTTCTTTTTTTAAGATTTCTTTTATATTATCTGGAATTGGATTTAAGACTAGAATTTTATCGCAACTTTGATTAAATACATCTAACCATTTTTGAGTAGTTTCTTTATCATAATTTTCTATATCCATACAGAATATATTTATTTCTAATTCTTCTCTCGCTTGATCTATTGACTTATAATACATTGTTGTGTCTTTGTAAGAACCACATTTAATTACACCTATCGTTTTCTTATCCTTTACAGGCTGTAGGTTCATTGCTTTGACCACTTTTGTACAATCTAGCATTAACTCACTTTCCTTTCTTCTATACTCTCTATCATAATTTCATTTATACGTTCCATAATCTTATATGCTCTTTCTTCTCCTACTCTCTTGCATACTCATTACAATACCTCCAGTTCTAATTCTACTCGTGGATCATTAGAATAATATTTATCTACTTGTAAAGACACAACTTGGCTATCATCTTTATATGCAATTCCATTTAAGCTATCTAAAATTATCTTAGCCACATTGTCTAAATCTGGCTTTTTGGTAGGTCTGATTATTTCGTGTTTCATTTCTGCCTTTTTTACTTTACTAGCACTCTTAGGTATGGAATAATAAGCTGTTATTTTAGCTTTTATATAGCCTTGTAGTTTGGGTAATTTGTTTAGGATATATAACTCCTTAACATAGTTTTCGTAGTTTACAGTAGCCTTAGGCGTAAATGCTATACCGTTCTTGCATACCCTTGGTCTTGCCTTTCCTTTTGGTTCTCCTTCTATGGTTAAATTAATCATAAAACTTTCCCCCTAAACTTAAAGCTAAAATTCTATCTCTTAAAGTAGAGCTTTATCAACCACCCTCATAATTCAATGTTTAGAAAAAGATCAAAATGTGACATACTTTTTAAAATTGGTACTATCGTAAAATCTTTCTTATCGCCAATTTATGACATCTTTACGCATAAGCATACCTATGACACCTCTAAACAATAAAACTGTCAAATTACCCACTCTATGCTTCATAAAACAGCACAAAAAAAGTGAGTCCTGACGAACTCAAAAAATAAGAAGCAAGCTGTATCTGCTCGCTCCTAATGTATCTTGACCTATTTATCTTTTATTTTGTTATATTCTGCTTCTGCCCAGTTTGCATTGCCATGAATCGTCATCACAGCTTCTTTAGCTTTTACAGCTGAATAGGTACTAGGCTCTTTCAACATCTTACAAAGTGATTGCAGTGCTTCATGTGTACCTCCTAGCTTGTCCTTATATATTTCCTTTTCCTTTACATCAGATATGAAGTTTACAGCTTCTTTCTTTTTCACAATAGAATCGTCATATTTCTTCAGACGAGTGTAAAGTTCATAATCATCTTTAGAAATCTTAGTCACTCTATCCTTACCGGCCATCAAACCTTCTACAGCAGATCTTAGTGTCTTATAATCCTCTTTAGTAGGTTGTGTGGTAGTCTCTATTTTTGTCGAGGTATTATCCTTTTTACCTAAACTGCTTGTACAGCTTACAATACCTCCTATTACAATTAATACAACAATAACTCCCAAAACTTTCAGTACCTTTTTCATTTTTAACTTTCCTCCACTTTACTATTTTTTAATTACAAGCTGTTTCTTCTTTTGCTTCATTCTCAATAAATTTATTAATGAAGTACTGCTGCCCTTTACCA